ACAGCACGGATAGCACGAGGTAAATCAGTTTCTTCATTTTTCCCCTTCCTTCTCTTGCTTCAAGCTACCGCAGATGGGGATTGGACGTGCCGATTCTTTCTTCCTTCGGCGCATTGGCGCTCTTGTAAAAAATATAAACACATGTATTACATGTATATAGTATATTTAAATACCCCTATGAGTTTTTAAAAGAATATATATCTGTGGGTGTGTTTAATACACCTCATGTGGTATATTATTTCACATAAGGAAAAGCCCTTGGCGTGAAGTTTGAAGAGCACGCCAAGGGCAGGAAACGGACTAGCGTCTCCACGTAAGATTCTACCTCTAGGCGTGGAGAGGAAAGCGATGGAAAAGATGGGATACCGCAACGCTGGAGCAGTCTACGAGCTCAGCCGCGCAGGAAAACTGCTCAAGCCGCGAGGCGGCAAGATCACGGTGCACACGATGGCGGAACTCGTGCTCATCGACATGGCGCTCTCAAGCTATGACTGGGATAGAGAACACCAAGAGCCAATCCGCGACGCGAAGGCCAAGGGCTATCCATGCCGCTACTACACGAAGGGCTGGAAGACGCTTGCCGAAGACCACGGAATGATGGCACTCTCCCCCGAGCAAGTCATCGGCAAGTCTGAAGAAGAGGTGGAAGCCGCGATGAAAGCACGTGAGGGCACCGCCAAGGTCCGAATCGTCCAAGCATGGAAATTCCTCCGCGACCAAGGACTCGTCAAATGTCTACAGCCCGCCACCCTCGGAAAGAACGCCGGATACTTGTTGCTGCTTGGCGGCGACGAGGAGAATCGTGCGGTGGAACGGTGGGCGCGCCAATGCCTCGGACTGCCGATGGTCTGGTGATTCCGTGCCCACATTTTGCCCACGTTTTTCGGAGAAATGACGTGATTTGCAGTGAATTGGAGTGAATTAGGAAAGTCTGAAAACCGTTGGAAATAAAAGGAAAACCGCCATTTCTGGCGGTTTGAAAAAGTGCCTCCAGCGGGACTCGAACCCACCGGCGAAAAGCCTCAGACACCAACCGTTTCAACGGTTCCATCGACACCTTGCGTCACGTTTGCCCACATTTTGCCCACATTCCGCGAAAAAAGCAAACCACCCATCCTCTCCGACAGCTCATCCAGATCATCATCGAAGAGATCGGCGTAAACGTCCAATGTCATGGCGGCCGACTTGTGCCCCAGCTGCCTTTGCACGGTCTTGACGTTAGCGCCGGACTGCACCATGAGACTAGCGGCCGTATGGCGCAGATCATGAATCGTCATGTGGCCACGATCCACGCCCGCGCGACGAAGAGCCACCGCGAACCACCCATCGCTTCGCGTCGGATTCCAGCCATTCCCCATCGGCTCGTCCAAAGGCTCGCCGGGAGCGGTGAAAAGAAATCGGACGGCCTGCGCCCCTCGCATTGCCTGGCGAGCAGTGGACGCAACACCAGGGGAAACATCACCGAACGTCCCTCATGGGTTTTCGGGTCGGTCTCCACCATCCTGCTGGAAAGACGCGTGATGCTCCTATATATATGCAGCCGACAGCGTTGCAGATCGACATCCTCGACACGGAGCGCCACAAGCTCACCCCACCTCATGCCGCACAGGCCCAAGGTCAGCACGATCGGCTCACGCCACCCGCACTGCATCGCCACACGAGACAATTCGTCAGCCGAGAGATAGACGTGCTTCCGCACCTGCTTGCGCGGCAGCTCGATGCCGTCGCATGGATTGTCATGGATGCACCGATCGGCCTTCGCCCTCTCCATGAGACTGCGGAGCAGATTCTCGGCGCGAATCGTCACGGACGCGCTGCGCCGTCCGGCCAGATCGGTGACCCACCCCTGCACCTCGCCTCGCGCGATCGACTGCACTTCCCTCATGCCCCACTGCGGCTCCACATGCACGCGCCAAGCGTCTTCCAGCGACTTGACGTAGCTTGGCTTGGCTTTGGTCTTTTTGGCCGCTATCCACGGCTCCCAAAAATCCTCGACCAAGCGTCTTCCGGCTTGCGGGTCGATGTATGCTCCGACGCTTTTCGCGGTGGTCACGTTGGCCGCACCCCAGGCGTCGGCGTCCATCTTGCGCTTGAAGCCACGCCTTCCGGTGGACGACCCGTCCGGCTTGCGGTAGCGCACCTCGTATCTTTTTCCGTCTTTGGTGGCGTATTGGCGGATGGTGTAGGCCATGCTGGTCTCCTTTGCTGACATGGCCAATTATAAAAGAGGCGGCCTGACTGTGCAGACCGCCTCCGCCTTGAAAGTGTCAGCAAACAAGACACGTCTCAGTATACAGGTGCGACACGCCCGAACTTGCGATGATACCGTTAGTATCATATACTTGTAATCACAAGGCAGGAAGCAATAAGGCATCCACACAATCTCAAGGAGACTGAAATGAACACCATCACCGACAAGCAGATCGCCCTCCTCAAGAAGCTCGACAAGGAGAACCACCTCACCCACATGACCTGCACCGAATACTGCTGGCGCAAGGTCATGATGCGCACCTTCCCGGAACAAGACGTCTTCACGTTCCCAGGAATCGAAAACCTGACCAAGGCGGAAGCCAGCGAAACCATCAGCATCGCCCTTGACTTCGCGCGCTTCAACCGCCGTATCGACCGTGAGGCGAGGGCTGCGGAAATCAGCGACGGGAACATCAAGGCCGGCGATCGCGTCCGCAACAAGGTCGGCTGGACCGGCACCGTCGAATCCGTGGAAGGCGCAGTTGTCTACGTCAAGCTCGATGACGGCCAGACCAAGAAGTTCGGCGCGAAGTTCATCGAAGTCATCGACTGAGGAAAAAGGAGAATCACATGACAATGAGCAAGGCCCAGTTTCGGGCGACGAGGGAACGTTGCGGCATCAGCCAGCAGATGATGGCCGACCATTTCGGCAACAAGGTGCTGACCGTCAAAAGGTGGGAGAAGCCAGGCGAAGCGGAACCGCCGGAAGATGCGCAAGCATACCTATTGCACATGCTCGACCTGCATGTGCAGGCCGTCGAAGCGGCATTGGATGCGGTGAACGAAATGGAGGAAACACAAGGACACGCACCCAGCCATGTGGACCTGCTGTATTACCGCTCCCAGGAACACTACGACCGTTACGGGCGTGACAAAGGCGATTACGCGATCATCAATGCCCGCAGTAGGGAGATAGCCGCGATCCTCGAAGCGCAGGGTATCGAAGCGCGGTTCCGTTATCCTGAAGATGATGAAGCCGGTTTCCAGCGACTTGCGAATACGCGCTGAAACGCAAGAAAGCCCCTCCCCCAGCATCAGCTGAGAGAGGGGCATGTGTAACATTTGACTGCAAAAACCGTCGAACGAGTCGTAAAAGGTCGGTTTCGCGGAAAAACCGCAAGAAAGCCCCTCCCCCAGCATCATGCTGAGAGAGGGGCATGTGTGGTCAGATTTTTGGCAGCAGGTCGTATAAGGCTTGAGTGTCCAATGTTGCGCCATGCATTCGGCTGAAATCAGCTTCACCGCCGTGTATCCTGTCGGCCTTCACATCCTTCGTGAGCTCGCGCTTCCACTTCGTCCAAAAATCATCATGCTCTTTCTTGGTCATGATGATGATTCTACCGTGCGAAACACAAAAAGCCCCTCCCCCAGCAATGCTGAGAGAGGGGCGATGTTGCATGTGGGCGCAAAATATTCCGACAGGAATTCAACCGCGCGATTCTTGCGCGAGGTTTTCGATGATCCGCCTTTCGGTTTCGGAGAGAGGCCAGACTGTCACGTCTTCTGCGGCCTTCAGTTCTGCGGCCTTCAGTTCTGCGGCCTTCAGTTCTGCGGCCTTCAGTTCTGCGGCCTTCAGTTCTGCGGCCTTAGCTTCGCTCAGGAGATAGCCGCCGCCGTAGATGGCCTTCTTCACGGCCTTCTGCGAGTCGAGAGCCCTTGTGAACGCAACGTCCGAAGCCTTGACACGGAACTCGACCTGCCTGCCGATCTTCCCGAGCCTGCTCACGGTAAGCAGTTCACGCGGATACGCGTATTTCGGCGGATGCCTGCGTTGCTCTTTCCTTACGCGCCGCACGGTCTCGTCGATCGCGTTGGCCAAGTCCGGCGCGGTGCGGATCAGGTCATCACCGAAACTCGTCACGAACGACGTGTTGACCTGCGCGCCGTTCGCGTATTCGATGGTCGAATTCGTGACGATCATGTGCGCCCCATTGCGCGACGTGCTGGAGAAGATCGTGAGATACGGCGCGAACAGGAAGAACGGAATTTGCTCCGTCCGATAGAACGTGCAGATCTTCGACAGGATGCTGAACGGCGGATTATCCACAACCACCGCACCGCCCGAATAGTCGAACCGCTCGTAGTCCCCGCCCGGATAGAACGGGCGCACCACCTTATCAGGGTCTATACCGTATTCCCGGCAAGCCCAGTCTTTTATCGCCTCATACACTGCGGGGGGGTGTAGCAGTCATCCGTGGTCTTCTTCGGTTTGAATTTGTCCACGAACGCGCCGTAATCGTCAATCGTCTGCTGTCTGATTCCCATTTGAAAAGTCCTAAAAATAAAGCCCCTCCTCCATGATGGAGAAGGGGCAAATGTTAAAAAACGGGTGTAAAAAATTCCACGGACACTACAGTGCCGCAAATTTTTCCACACCCGAGTTTGAGTCTCACGCTAGAAAATCAATCACGGCGCAGCGGATTGTAGGCCACGCCAAGACCGCTGGCGATGAAGCCGGCCACGGTCGAGATGTAGCCGCCGATGGCCGCGTCACCAAAGGTCATGAAACCCAAGCCGACGCAAGAAGCGATCAGCCCGAGCACGTAGACCACGGTGCGTACCTGCTTCGAAAATACTGGTGTGTACGCGTCCGGCGCCTGGTTGTCCTGACCATCCTCACGCTCGTTGGTCAGGTTGTTGACGGTGGTCTCCAAAGTCGTTGGCGCTGCATGTTGAGCCATCTGTCCTCCTCCTTAGAATCGTCCTTGGTTGAGCGCCGACTGCAAGGCGCGTGCGGTCGCGGGGCCGAAGCTCGCGTCCTGAGCCAACCCGTAATGCGCTTGGATGGCGCGAATGGTGGCCGGTCCGAGCAGACCATCAGTGCCACAGCCCAGGCGACGCTGCACGGAGCGGATCAGATCACTGCCGCCATTGCCATAGCGGACCACGCTCGAATCGATTGCGGGACGCGCGTAGGTCCTGCCGTCAGGCACCTGCTGACCGCTGATGATGCCATCCACCGCAGTGCCCATCACCTGCTGCCACTTGCGGACAGTGGCCGGACCAACATTGCCATCCACTGCGATGGCACCGGAATTTGCGGCTGGAGCGGAAGACTGGGCGCCCTGGTATCGCAGATAGCAATTCCACGGATAGTTGTAGTAATTGCGGATGTTGGTTTCGCGGCCAGTCTGGTCGCCAGCCGCGCCGTAGGCTGTGCCACGCTCGGAGATGGACGCCTGTGCGAGCTTGCCGCCGCCAAGATAGACGGCCACGTGGTGCACGTCATTGAGCAGGATGTCGCCCGGCTGCGGATTGCCATTCGCGGGCCAGACGAGTCCAACCGCGACGGGTCAGATTGTCGGACAGGTTGCCGGTGTAAGTGGCCGTGCCGGTGTCGAAGCCCGCCTCGCGCAGGCAGTGGATGACCAGGCTGGAGCAGTCGCAATTACCCGCCGAAGCGTTGAAGTTCCAGCGGTCGGACTGGCTGTAGCCGAGATTGGCGACGGCGCACCAGTAACGCATGCGGTTAATCAAAGCGCTTACGCTTGCCATATCAGTCCTCCAATCCTTCGACGGCCTTGGCCGCATCCTCCTCGGACACGATCGGAATGCTCTCGGGCGGCAGACTGTCGCCCTGCGGTGTCATTTCCGGCGTCATGGTCACATCGTCCATGACGGCCTCCTTCCCGCCCCTCACGGGGCAATAGAAAAGGCCACCTCCGAAGAGATGGCCTTGCGGTTGTGAAAATCGATGTCAGCGCATGTGAGCGCCGTGGTTGAAAATGATGATGAGTGCGAGGAGAAGCAGGTAGGCTCCTCCAGCGATGGCGAGGTGGGTCACTGCCGGTCCTCCAAATATTTTTCGGCGGCAGCGACTATCCAGCATTGCGCGTCCAATTTCTCAAGCTTCGACAGCTCGTAGCTGACGGCCTCGCTGTGGTCGGTGTCCTTGTCGCCGTAGATGAGACTGATGATCGTGTTTTTGATCGTGTCGCGGCACAACTCGTCCATACGGTCGTCGATTTTCGATGTCCGCTCTCCCAAAGTCCGGGTCTTGGCGAAATGCTGCGAGAGCGGCGAATCGTAAGGCAACCGTTCCGGTTGCACGTGCGCGTACAATCCGGTCGCCAACGCGTCCAAAGCGCCCGGCCACACTTTAAGACACAGTGTGATTACCGCGCACGCGCCGCCCACACCACCAAACCCTGCTAGAAACGTTTGAAACACATCACATCTCCTTGAAATCGTTTAATCTTTTGGCATGGTGTCGCCGTCGAAATAATTGCCCGGCAATCTCAACGAGACGAGCTGCTGCCACTGGTCTTGAGGCACGCACAAGCCCTTGCTCAGATTGACCGTGCAATTGTTCAGACCGACGAGAATGCCGT